CCCTGTGAGAATGGGTTAGCAACGATACCATAACGGGTCTTAAAGCCGATCTTAGGCTGGAAGGTGTCCTGACCAACGGCACGAACCATCTGAAGAGGAACGTATGGGCAGTAGAACAGACCAGCGTCATAAGGAGAAGAACCCTTATAACCAACAACGTAGTACTGATCAGCAGCAGAGTTTGCCGAATATGGGTCGATGTAAACTCTGTACTTACCGTTCAGAACACCTGCGAAGGTGTTACCGGTGTCGTCAACGTTGAGGTTAGCGTTCAGAGCAGGGGTGTAATCGAGTACGCCTGCCATGGTCAGAGCGGAGGCAACGTCTGCAGAGCAGAGGATCATGTTGCCCTTTCCTCTACGAGTTCTTTGTGCAATGCGGTTGGCATCGCGCTCGATTTGGAAGATCAGACCCTTGAACTTCTCAACGCTCCAACGTCCGTTGGAATCAACGTCGAGGTCGAAAGCACCAGCGGTAGCGGTGTTAACTTGTGCACCAGACTCAGCAACCTTGTAGATGGTTCTGATGACTTCACGGTTGATCTCAGCCAGGATCTCAGTTGAGAGAATGTTGGCGAGTTCCGCTTCAGCGTTCAGACCATGGATTGCCTTGAGGTCTTGTGCCAGTTCCAGTGAGTACTCAGCTTTCAGAGCACGTGACTTCGCTGTAACGGTGACTTTCTCGATCGAGAATGCCATTTCGTTGAAAGCATTGGAGGTTCCATCTCCGAGTGCTTCAGCGTCGTCGGTTCTCATACCCTGACCAACAGGATATGTGGTTGCTGTTTGTGAACCTTGTGGGTTCAGTGCAGCAGGGTTAGTTGCGTTGGAGAGTCCAGTGCCACCAGTAGTACCGAAACCAACCGAACCGCCAGTGAAACCATCGGTGAGGTTACCACTGTTGTTCTGGGAGGAGAAGGAGGTGTCGGGCTCGTTGAAGAATGCCTCAGCGCCATTCTGATTAGCATAGCGTGAGCGCATTGCGAAGATCAGTCCAGTAGGACCGTTCATTGGTTGAACGCCAGCGAGGTCATAAGCGACCAGGTTAGGCATTGAGCGTCTGATCAGTGAGATCAGAACGGGATCGAAACCAGCAACAGGTGAAGAAGCACTTGCAGAGAAACCTGCATTAGCACCTGAGTTGGTGTTCATTGTTGGAGCAGCTTCGTACAGGAATTCCTTTTCCTCACGGAGTGCTTTTTCTTGGTTCTCCAGGAGAACGGCAGTTACCATTCTACGGTGTGAATCTTTGATTGGATCAAGACCCTCGTAGTTAAGGAGTGGTGCCCACTTCTCCTGCAGGTACTCTTGATTGTACATCTGCATTTGAATTTTACCTCTTTAAAAAAGTTAGTTTGAACTATAATCTAAAAATCACTTTTGGGAGACTCTTCTCAGAGTATTCATGTAGGATTCCATCAGTGGTGAAGCAGAAAACTGCTCAACAACTTCGGTTCCTTCAGAAATGGTCTCAGTATGGTCTCTTTGAGCGCCGTTTGCTGGGAAATAAGAATTTCTCAGGGTAACGAGCTTCTCACGATAGTCTGCTTCACTTCCAAACTCAACATTTTCAGCAAGAGAAGCGAGTTTGTCCTTCTGAGAAAGTGCGAGACCCTCAGCGACCTCTGCAAAAATAACATCTGCAGTGGACTCAGCTAATCTACGATTAAGAGCAACGTTTCTTTCGATTTGCTCGTTGAGTTTTGACTCCATTTCATCTAGTTTATCTACCATGCTCTCAAGTACATCATATCTATCTTCAGGGATGGTTACATAATGATCTTCAAAAAGACCCTTCATTCCTTGGAGGAATGATTCGGTCATTTCGGTCTTAAGACCTGCTTCAACTGCAAGTGCATTTTCTTGCAGCCATTCGTCGGCAACATACTCAAGGTAGGAATCGACTCTTTCGGTCAATCCTTCTCTGATTGCCTGGACTTCTTCTACGAGTGCTTGCTCGTATGCTACTTGGAGTTCTTCTTTGATTTCTCCAACTTTTGCGTTGATAGCAGTTTCGAAAATGGTGCGTGCTTTCTCTTGGAATTCCTCAGAAAGCTCTTCGCCTTGAAGCAGAGCTTCAACATCTTCTTCGATGCTGTACTCAACAATTGCTTCTTCTTCAGAAGTCTCTTCTTCAGAAACGACTTCTTCAGTTTCAGTGATCTCTTCCTCTTCCTCGTTAACGATCTCTTGACCGTCTTCGATTTCGTCTGAAACTGCTTCGGCAGCTGCTGCCTTAGCATTGACGACATCTTTAACTTGCTTCAGAGTGGAAGCAGGATCTTTGAGTTTTGCGGAATCGTCATCTGGACGATAATTTTCGGGAGTAGGACCGCCGAGATCTTCAACTGGTACACCAGAAGAAGGCATTTTCTCAGCAGGTGCAGCCCCTTTGGTTACTACGTTTTCCATTTCTTGTAAATTGCTACCAACGGACATTTTTGATTAGATGTTTTAATCTATATTTATTTATAAATTAAAGATTTGACAGAAAATCATTGAAAAGGTTGAGCTTATGCTCCTCAAGTCTTCTCTGGTCAACTAAGGTATTTATTCTTCTTTTAGTTTGTTCTGCGAGTTTTTCACGAAGGATTCCACCTTCCCAAACCCACTCTTTCCCTTCCATGATTCCATTGACAAAAGCGTCAGGAGCGGAAGGATCGGCAACGATATCAGCAGCAGTTGCTAACTGGAAATCTTCACCGACAATTTTATGACCTTC